CATCTTCGGCACTGGTCCGATGCTTGGACATCTCCTCCGCCGCCGCTTTCGATTCGGGAGTGATTCTTTCCTTCGCCGCTTTGACAAGCCCCTTGACTTCTTTATATTTAAGCGGGAACCTCAGAGCCTCCGCTTGCGACCGTTGAGTTTCCAAAGGTTCTCCCCCGAGAGCAGAAACCAATTCACCGGCACCTTTAGCGATGACTCCAGGAATGGTTTTCTTCGGGGTCATCTCCGGACCAGCACGCTTGATGAAAGTCATCAGGTTCTCCGCCTGCAACTCATTTACGATATACTGGTCAGGGGTCTCGCCCGGCTGAGTAGCCTTCGAGATAATCTCATCGGGGGACACGCCCTTTTGAAACGCATCGGGGTCAAGCTGAGATGCGTATTGCTGTTTCGCCGCCTGTATCTCCTCCGGAGAATAGTTTTTCAACGTCGCCGCATCAAGCTTCGCCTGTTGGTCGGCGGGGAGAGAATCCTTGAACGCGTGAACTACTTCATGCGGGGTCGCTTCCTTGCCGATTGCGTAAGTATATCCCTGTCCTTTAATGTTGATGGTCCCGCCGACTCTTCCGGTCGTCAGCGTAGAAGCCTCCTCATCGGTAGCACCCTGAGTTTTAAACCAGGAACTAGCCTGTTCGGGTGTGGAAAATTGTTTGTGCTTGTATCCGGTTCCCAGAAGGTCATGAAGACGCTGAGTCATCTCGGGGGTGAACGCCCCGGCGCGTTCCCCTATCAACTGACCGCCGATGATGCGCTTACCGGCACCCTTGACCGCCCCTACAGCACCCAGGAGAGCCCCCAGGCCGAGCCCTTCACGTTCTGCGGGCGATTGAGTGGTGGTCTCAGCCAGTCCAACATCGAGCGCCGCGCCCGACAAAATACTCCCCATAGTCTGGGGTAGCGATTCCGCGGCGTTCTTCGCGAGTTGAGCGTAATCACTGGAAATCTCTCCACTCGTGAGTTGTTCCCCGAGCCCCGAGAGTTTCTCTCCCAATTTGGGAAGGGTTTTCCCGGCTTTCTGCAAGGTCTTCCCTAGAAACACACCAGGAGGCCCGAGCAAGTGAGCCAAAAGGAATTCCCCGACCGCGGTTTTTTCGGTTAGGTGCGCAAGTTTTTCTGCGGGCTTCCCGACTACTTCGGCGGTCTTCCCAGCACCCTCCAAGATTTTGCCGGTGAGAGTCGCGGCCTTTCCTGGCAAATTAAGGGAAGCGACCGCACCCTTTAATTCCGGAGAAATCAATTTTCCGGGAGCGCCGAGAGCCCTGCCCATTAACTCTAACGAAAACGGATTCCCGGCGGCTTCGGATTCGATGGTTTGAGGGTTGAGAGGAACCTTAAGGTGTTCCGTCCCCGACAAGGTCTTGCCTTGCAAAATCCTCTCCTGGATGTGCCTCGCCGCCATCGCATCATTGAGCGCGTCGAGTTTGTCCTGCGGAGTGTATTCTTTGAGCGGCTTCATCCACGCGGGCATTTCTCCCGTTGAACCTTCTACCCGAGCAAACGCGTGACGCGCGACCCACTTCGCCAACTGTTCCCCCTGCAAACCCAACTGAGTCCCCGCGAGTTGGAGACTTAAAATATTTTGCGCGGCCTGCGTTCGGGTCGCGTCCTTAATACCTTCGGCATCCTTACCGGCCAGCGGAGCCAATAACGCGTTCGACGCAACGCCGACATGACCATACGCCCACTGGGCCATGCCTTTGATAATCGAACCGGCACCTTTGATGAGCCCGCCAAAACTTACCCCGGCGAGCGGGTGCGCTTCGGAATATTTCCACATCTCGACAAACGCGTCCGCAACTTTCTGGCGAATCTCGGGATTGTTCTGAACCTCGAACGGAGCCGAACTGAAAAGATTGAGAGGGTCGAAGGCATTGTCTTTCTTCGCTGCCTCGACGAGACCCTCCACAGAAAAATCTGTGAGCGGATTGAAAGGCTGACCATGAACCTCGCTTAGATTAGTTGGAGGCTTCTCGACTTCCGTTCCCGGTTCGATGTCGATGCCGTGGGCTTCCGCTTCCGTTCCGGGAGGTAGGTCGATTCCTTGAGGAGCCTGAATCGGAAGTTCAGCCCCTACCTGCGGGACCGTGGTATCAACCGGCGGAGCCTGACCCGTAGCGCGTCGAATGACGGCGTCAAGTGGCGATACAACCCCAGGAGTAACCACAGGAGCCCCAGGAGAAATTGAGGGAGGCGAATTTGCGCCAATCTGTGGCGGCGCAGGCGGGACCAGAAGTTCATCAGCCATTTGTTAACAGTCGCCAAAAAATAGGCGATTGTCCACTTACGGCGAGGGGTAGAACTTGCCGTCTTGGCCTTTGGAATACGAAGTTCCGTTGAGCCTTACGGTAAATCCCTTCGGTTCGTTTCCGGTGATGGTTACCTTCTTCGCCGCCGGGTGACCCGCGGCATCTTTTGACCTGCCGCGCATGGTAGTAGCGCGTTCCCCGTCAACCTCCGACTGACCGCCGGTCTCTAAGAGCCGTTGTTCATCTGTAGTCAACGACTGGGGATTCTGTTTGTTCGCCAACTCAATGCCGCTGAGAGCAGCGGAAGCTTTACCGGCAATCTGTTGTCTGCCGAGAGTGATAAGCGAATCAACCTGGGCCTCAGTGAGAGGGTGACTCCCAGTGGTCTTGCCGATGATGTTTTTTATCTGGTCGGTCAAAGGCGCGCGGGCGACAATCTTTTCCCACTCCCCAATCACGCTTCGAGGGATGGTCCCTTGCGCTTGGTTCTGCTGCAACTCCGAAAGAGTATATACCAACCCGCGTTCGGCCTCCAGGCGTTCCTGTGGGGTCTTCGCATTATGAATCGTGTCAACTATGTTATGAAACGAGTCGATGTTCCCCTTATTGCCTTCCCAAATTTTGAAAGCCTGATTCTTGTCGAGAGTGTTGTTGCGAACATCCTGAGTAGAAAATCCGGACTTCGTAACCATCCCGAGATTCGAATCAAACTCTCCCGTAGTCGGGAGAGCGAACGAGCCTGCAAAACTTAACGCCAAAGCTTCAATGGGGGTGGTAGTCGGAGTCGATGACGCCGGAACGGGAATGCCCTTCTGGGGCGCGAGACCCGCGGCCTGTGCCGTGGTCGGAGTCCGACCAGGAAACATGGACATCAAACTTCGATAGTAAGCTTCCCCGGGACTCCCGGGAGTAATCTCCACGCCGAACGCGTTGTAAATTCGTTTGCCTTTCTTTCCGGACGGGTCCTCAGTCTCGATGGTTCTGCCGGGGTCCGGCTTGAGCCCCTGCTGCGCCAGTTCTGCCATGAATACCGGAGTCTTGAATCCCTGGCCGAGTTTCCCCATCTCCGCAAAATCAGGAGTGCCGTCCGGCTTGGTGGGAATATCAGAATGCCCGAACCAAGGTCCGTATTGTTGGAACGCATCGACACCGCCATTGAAAACGGTGTTCCACTTCGTTCGTTCCATCTCCCATTTTTTGGCTTCCGTCGCCGGGCCAACGAGAGAAGTATTCGCGGCTGCCGAAGTGCCCGCCAATTCCATCTCATTTTTTCGGGCCTCAATCGCACCTGGAGAAACAAATTCTCCCATCTGCTGGAGGAGTGCTTTGTTCTTGGACTGCGCAACGTCCCCGATTCGACTCACGATGTCATCTTGAGTGATGAAACCTTGTCGAAAAGCGTCCGAAAGATTCTTGACCGCGTTGCTGGAGATGTCCGGGTTAGCGGGCGTGACCAGTGGGGTAGCGGTTGTTCCAGCCGATACCATCGGCAAATCAGATTGTCCAACTCCTGCCATATTATTTAAGTCCGGGTGAAGTGGGTTGCGTTACATTATAGACGGCGTTCGCCTGTTGCCGCTGCAACGGAGACATACCACGATAGAGCGAATTTCGTCCGGCTTGAAATGCGCTGTTATACGCATTGTTGCTGCTGTTCCGATTCGTAAACTGTCTGGGGTTTCCGCCGCCCTGATACGGAGGAATCTCGGGCTTGACCGTCGTCGCCGGGGCGGTCGCCGCAACTATCGGGGGAGGAGTCGCGCCCAACATCCTGCCGTAGAGCGAGGCCGCGGCAGGAGACATATCACCGCCAACCGAATTGGCAACGAGAGAAGGGATGACGTTCTGGGTCCCAGGCGCGCCCGCTTGGTCCTTCATGAACTGTTCCGGATTCTTCGACGCTTCGTTGAAAGAAACGGACCCGGGGTTTGTGGCCGGTTGAAAAAGTTGTTCGTTAGTCGCAATCTTGTTCCCCGTCGCCGGACCGCCGAGACGTTGGAACGTTTGAAGATACGACTGCAAAGAATTCGAGGACCAACCGTGCTGAGAGGCAGCCGGGACTTTCACGGTTGCCGTATTCCAATCCGGATTAGCTTGAGGCAACGTCAAATGAACCGGCACCGGCTGAGGCTGGACATACGGCTTCGGATTATTCGTAGAGTTTCCTCCCCCACCGAACAACGCCGCGGCAATCGGATTGAAATCAAACCAAGCCATTAGGCTTCCCCTCCGTAATCTCCACTGCTTCCGACATCAACCGGAGTGCTGGTTTCGCCTCCGAAATCCCCGTTACTTCCGCCCCCGCCTCCGATGTCAGTTCCCGGAGAACTTACCCGAGACTTGAAAATATTCTGGAGGTCCGAATAAACTCCCGGAGCCGCGCGCGTCGCGCCGCCGATGGCGTTACCCCAGATTGCGCCTTGCGCCGCCGCCCCTTGAGCCGCGGTGTTCGCCGCACTCTGAGTCAAAGCGTTCGTGGCACCCACGCGGGCCATCCAAATATTCGCGATGTCCGTTCCAGAAAGACCCGCTTGAGGGACCGCCGCCTGAGTTGCGCCGAAAGTGCTTCCGATGCTGGCGAGTTTCCCCGTTTGGGATGCGAGCAAGTTAGGGAACAGTGCGCCGAGAACCTGAGAACGCGCGGTGTCCAATTGCTGCGCGCTAGTGGCCAAATTAGCCGCCTGCGCTTCTCGTTGGGCCTGTAGCTTGATTCCCTCCTGGCCAAATATAGTCCGGAGCATCGTCCCGCCCACTCCCTGCGCCGTCGCTTTTCCCGTGACCATCCCGGACCGTTCGAGCCCGTGCTGAACAATCTGAGCCTCCAGGTCCGGGGGAAGCGTCGCGCCGCCTTTTAAATCCGCCAGAGCCGCATCAACCAACTTGTTCTTAGCCTCCTGGAGACCAGGAGTCTCGGTCAAAGCGTGATTGGTCGCCGCCTCCGCTACCCGGCTGGTAGGCGACGCCGAAGAAAGTATCTGGTCGAGAGCGGACTTTAAACCGCCCTCTGCGGCATATCGAGTTTGTAAAAGAGCCGGGTCGATTTGCCCCTGGAGAGCCAACTGCTGTTGAGAACGAAGAACATCAGCCTGAGTGGCCTGAGGTCCGATGACACTCGGGTCGAGAGAATTGTAAACGAGTTGCTGTTGGCGCTTGAGGGCGTCCATCTGCATTCGAGTCACGTCCTTCGACGCACTCGCTTGAATAGCGGAGCCCGCAATCTGACCAACGAATCCGAGGATGTTCCCCATATCAAAACGTTTTTGAGTAACTTTCCGAATGCAGCGTATAGCCGCGCGCAGCATATATCTTCCGGAGGGCTTCCGGGTTGGTGTGAGCACTCAGCCCCATATAAACGTGCTTGCACCCTTGCTGCCTACAAAAATCTTCCCAGGTCTTCAACAGAGCCAAACCAACTCCACATTTTCGATACTGGTCGGCGACAACCCAGAGCAATTCGTAACTGTTGATTTGACCCTCAACATAAATCGAAGGACGAATCTCCCCGGCGATGTATCCCATAACCGCGCCATCCGAACGGTAGGCAGCGAAAAAACTGAACCTTGGGTTGCACATTGCCTGTTCCGCCAAACACTTCGAGGCGGTCCCGGTGGTCGGGGTTTCTCCGTCGTCGATGTTCTTAACGGAAACCTGTTCACCGACGACGTATGCCGCGGCGTAAACTTCGTCCTGCCGGGTTACGGGTTTGATGGTGAACTGAGCGTCCATTCTATTAGAAGTTACCGCTTTATCACAGTTTGTATAGCGTCCACAACGCCAACTGAGGCGGGACGGTAACGGAACTTGGGGCGGTGGCAAGAGTAACCGTCTCCCCCGAAGTGGTCAACGAGGTCTGAGGATTCACCCCGGGCGACGTGGGAAATACGCTGGCCGGATTTGTGCCGGGGTCTGTGGTCGCGCCCACCAGGACTCGACCCCTCCAGGTCTGATTCGAGTCTCCCAAAAAGGCCCATCCTGGATTTTGAATGAGCGCGTCTCCGAGTTTTTCGGTTACGACGTGCTTAACATCCCCCTTCACTCCGTCGAGGGTTCTCCAGGCGGAACGTTCCCACCAAATCAAAACACCGATGTCAGTGTCATAAAATTGTTCCAAGTCTTCGGGACTCGTGGGACGTTGCGCGGTAGTTCCCGAGCGAACAACAGGACTCACTCCGACCCAGGCTTCGAGAACAGAATCCCACATGAACCATCCGATGGGGTCCCCGTGCGAGGCGTCAACGTCCGTGGCGTCCTTGGTTGTTTTCAGCCATACCTCAGGAGTGTGAGATACCGGCTGAGAATTCCCAATCCAAAAAGGAATGGTGAAAGAATCCGAAATGTCCACGGGGACATACCGTTTGGTGGCCTCGTCCCACACATACCATTTTGTCCCGCCCTTCAACCACGGGCCAACGTTGGAGGTTGGTTCAACGTCACCGATGAAAATGAAATTAGCGCCGCCGGGCGAAAGAATCTTCATTCGCCGGACCGCCGCCGCCATCATGTCGTTAGGGTTTCCCCGGAACGTCACCGGCAAGGGAGACATCTGGATGAGAAGGTTTGTCGATTGCAGACTCATAAATCAATAAGAACTTCGTCCTCCGAAGAAGTTACCACTTCTCCTGAACTTGACGTGTTGACTGTTGATTCGCAAATCGGGGGAGAGACATACTCGATTTTCGGCTTGCGAAGAAATAAATTGTCCAGAACAATGTTCATGTTTAGCCTGTGTGTTCCAAACCTAACCCCACCGAAATAATTGGCGGGAGCATTGCTTGCAAATCTTTGTCCGCGCGCTGCGTCGCCACAATCGTTGCGACTCGGTCAGCCGCCGCCTGCGAAAGAATGCTGGACGCGAAACCTATTCCGATAGCCCTGAATCCGTCCTTTTCTAAGACCACCGTTTTGCTGGAGGTAAAATACGCCTCCGGTGCCAGCGAAAGAGAGTCCGAAATCGACTTGAAGTTGTTCGACTGAGAGGCGAGCCCGTCGAACCGAACCGCACTCAGGCATGACTCGGGGCAGAACGCATCTGGATTCCCCGCCGGGTCTTCTGGGTCAGGCAAACAAAACGCGCGAATTTCGCGAAGGGTGCAAGGACCGTGGCCCACTACCAAAAGCTGAAACGAGCGTTCGATATTTGCGATGTGTTCACGTTCGACTCCGGTCGAGCCATCGTTCGTCAATACCGACTGCTGGTCCGCGTCCGCCGTTTGAACCTTTCTCGATTGGGGTTTAAACGCGAACAATGTTGAATCCATTGTTATCTCTGTTTCCGCATCGAGGCATCCGCGGAGAGAGCGAATTAGGCGATTGCAAATCGGTTTAAAAGCGCCCGAGGTCCCGCCCGCATAAAAAACTCCGAAGTCCAGGTCTTCCTCGACCCCCGCAATGGTAAAGTCTGCCCATTGGAACCGAACAGAGAAGCCCGGGGGTTTTCCGGTGTTAGAAGTGGTGCCGAAATACCCGCGAGTGAACAACGCCCAGGTGATAGGGCATCCGTTGTCCAGTCGGTTCGGATTAAAGGCTTCCCACAGACGATTTTTGCCGTCGTAATCCACCGATACGTGAAAAATTCTCTCTTGTCCGGCGAACTGACCCGAAACCCATTCAACCGGGCGCGTCCCAATCCAATAACCCGACCAGGAGGGTCCCGTCTCGTCCGAAAGAGTGGAAAGCGAGGCGTGATTGAGGACCCAGGTGTGTTGATTGAACGAATCCTCCGCCGGAACACTCATTAACAGAAATTGACCGAAGGAACCCGCGGCGACTTGACTCACGTCGTCAGAAAGAACGACTTTGCTGACCAACATTTCATTGTCTCGGACCGGAAGTCGGCTGGTTAGCTTCCCAGAGGTAGCCGGGTCATAAATCGAGACCCCGGAGGCGGAGAACCAAACGATTTGACCATAGTGAGAGAGCGCCGAACGATTCGAGTTGCACCCCACCTGAACAATTTCTTCCTGGAAGTTCGGGGTGTTCGGCCATTCGTCTCGGTTTCGGATGTTAGCCTGTAAAATAGAACCGTTGATGGACGTAAAAACCATCAACTGAGGCGACTCGATGGACGGCGTTGGGACAAGCGCCGTAACATCCGCGGAGAAAAAGAAACTCGACACGCCCCCGAGATAAATTTGTTCTCGGAAACTGAAAGGGTTTGAAATGTCGCTGGCAAAAACCTGATTTCCAGTCCCGACCCACAGCCGGTCACCGACCCAGGCCATCGGACCGCCCGCGGGAGTCTCATAAAGGTTGCCCCGAATATGCCCGGCGTTCTGTCCATCATACCATCCCGGAGCACTCAAGCCCCCGTCCTGGATTATCAACACGCTTTTTGGTTCGATGACCGATATTGACGCGGCAACATCCTCAGAATCTCTCTTTGCGGCCTGCGTGGTCAGGCACCAAAACACTTGTTTGGCGGTAGGAGAAAATAAAAGTCCAGGAATCTGATGAAACTCTGTGTATGGATAGCTGGAGGCATAAACCAATCCGTTAACGGCAACTAAAATCTGTTCCTCTCCGAGGATTGGATGAAATCGAGCGACACCCTGCAAGGTTCCATCAGGAAAAGTTGTCAGACACCGATAACCGGGGCGGCAAGACCAGAGTCCTCCCAGGTTTATCATGTTAATCGCCATCCAACTCGCGCCCAGGGGAACCTGTGAAGGCGCAACATCGGAATTGCACCCGAGCAAAAAGGTCGAGTCAATGTCGATTGTCGAATTTGGCGGATTGGTGGCCTGCATTAGCGGATGTCGTAGTCATACTTGTCGCGTGGTTGACTCATGTCGATGACCTGCATCGGCATGAACACCGGCGGTTCCGCCTTTTGCTGCGCCTCAAGTTCCAACCGGAGGGCATCGGCCTCGTAGCTGTGGGCCTCCGCGACGCGCGTAACGTCCTTGTAACACCGCCGAGCCTGTAGCGCCATCAGCAGAGCGAGAGGACTTCGCAAAGGGATGTGGTCCCATCGCGATTTTATTTTCGGATTGATTCGGAGAAAAGCTATTCGAGCCCAATTACAAGAGCGATTCAATTGAATCCGTCGATACTGAGGTATGGTCTCGTCTGGTTCCATTACAGTAAGCAACGTCCCATTCGCACCACTAGCATCGACAGTTGCCAGAGAAATTTCTGAAACTGTGGGTTCCTTGAAAATACTCGTGACGCGCGCGATGGTAGGTGCATCAACGTCCGGAATGGCGAGCCCGTAAATCGTAGGGACACGGTAGCCGTCAAACCAACACCCGTTTTCTTGCCTCCGCAAAACATGGCCTTTGTCGTCATATCCGAAGATGATAACTTTTTTCCCGTTGTCCTCCACACTCTGTAGATGAGCAACGATTTTCGAGGGACGAACCAACTCACGATAAGTCGGATGCCCGGTTCCTTGGTCCTGCCACTTCCATTCGCATACCGTCCGGCATGAGCCGGGGCCGTTCAAATGAAATTCAAAAAGCTGGTGATACCCGAGGACGGGTTGACCCCCGATGTTCACCCCGATAACGGTGTCCACTTCGCGTGGGAGCGCAATACACCGACGACCACACCCAGCCGGATTATTACAAGTGGACGTGTCCGAACAAGAACACCCCATCGTGCAAATGTCGAGATAGCCTTTCCATCCTTCGAGGTCGGCCTTGTTCGCAATCATCGAAATAGAATCCGACAACCACCGAAAAAGTTTTTTCCGGTCCCCGTCGCCCACAATTTGGACGGCATCGTCAAAGATTTCGTCAACGGTGAACATCAATATTCCTTTTCTTCTCCCTCGGACTCTTCGTGCGCCTCCATCAAACGGTCAAGCGCGTCCGCGGCTTCACTTCCGCTTTTTGCCGGGGCCACCGCGTCCTCTCCCTTAACTTTTTCGATGGACAAAATCTCGATGTCGCAACAATAGTGATGTTTTCCGGTTTTGCGGTCAACCTCGCTGGTCTCTCGCTTAACGTGATACCGGACTGTCATCGTTCCGTCTTGGGGCAAATCCAAATCGTCCGACCCTTCGTAATGGAGGGTAGGAAACTGAGCCTCCTCAGAAGATACGAGCGGGGACAAAGACTTGTTTTCCGGGTATCCGTAGTTGAGTTTAAGATTGATGGGAAGCTTTTCCATACAATTAACAGTTACCGAGTTTGAGGTTTAATACAACCGAACCGCGCCGATAGCATAAATCTGAATTACCCGACCGCCCGACGAGGACCGGAATGTAAACGAAAGCGTGTCGAGGTCTCCGGGGGCCTCTGACGCGGCAATCGAATACCCGGCGGTGGGCGTGTATAGCGCCGTTTCGGGCTTGTCCCGGTCGTCCACGTTGGAAAAAAATCGGTGAAGCCCGGTATCGAACAACGTGCCCGCCCCAATTCCACTTTCAACATCATAAAAAGTCAGGGCGTAATTTGGAGACCCCTTGGTAATTTCGAGATACACCGCACCTTTTCTCGGTGGGTCTTCTGTGGATGAAATATTCCATTCTCCTGAGCCGCCGCCGTCCTGGTAGGAGTTTTGAAATCCTCCCACCCAATTTTGAACCGAGCCCCTCACCGATGCCATCTTAAAATATGAGGGAGTCCCTTGCCACTGCCAAGGCTGCAATGG